TTTCCTATAGGTAAGACAGTTGAGTTGACTGCCCCTGCTGCTAGGCATATGTTAGGTTATGAAGACGAGGAAAAGGAGAAGTATCTTGTCCAGTTGGGTTTGATACGACTTCACAGCGAACTTGAAGAAGCAACGGAAAAATTCAAGAGATTAAAAATTTCTGAAGAGTATCCACAAAAGAACTGCTCGTTACCCTCGGCAGTTGGCGTAGTACCCTTACGGATTGAGAAATCCGTTGGGGGAAAGTCCAATCAGAGGGTTGCATAACATGAAGGTAACATGGCAACTCTCTCTTCCTACATCACGGAAGTACAGCGTTTATTGCACGATGCAAACTCTGTCTTCTGGTCTACCTCGGAGCTAACGGACTACATCAACGATGCCCGTGAGCGAGTAGCGAGAGATACTGGGTGCTTACGCACCCTTCAAATTACTGCCACCCCAATTTCCAACACAGGCGTAGCCGCAACCATATGGACTGAGGGTGCTACCGTTACTGCTGGTGAATTTGTATTTAACAATATCTTTATTTATGAGGTAACTGTCAGTGGTGTACTTGGTAGTACAGCACCAGCTTATCCTTCATCTGGCTACACTTTCCCGCCTTCTACTCCATTCACAGATGGCACTGCCACATTGCAGTATTCTGGCCCTGCGGAAATAATTCCCTATGCCACTATTGCCACAGGCACAACACTAGACATTCTGAACGTGAACATTTATTGGGGTAACAGTCGTATTCCTTTGCGATACTTACCCTGGTCAAACTTTAACGCACAGCTTCGTTATTATCAAAACTCTGTGGGCAGACCTATATGTTTTTCTATTTATGGTCAAAACACTATTTATATAGGCCCTGTTCCAGACCAAGCCTATGTGGTTGAGATAGATAGCACTATCTTGCCTACAGCGTTGAGCTTAAACACGCCCAATGCTAATGACCAGATACAAGACCCCTATACCTCACCTGTAGCCTTCTATGCGGCGTATAAAGCCAAGTACAAGGAACAAAGCTATGGAGAAGCTGAGATATACAAACAAGAATATGCCAAGCAAGTTCAAGCGGTGTTGAACTCTGTGTACACCCGCAGAATCCCTGACCCCTACAGCACGTTCTAATCATGGCCTCCGCAGAACAAAAGAAATCTTATGCTGTTTATAAGAATTTTAAAGGCCTGAATACCAAGGCCAATAGAACAGCTATTGATGAAGAAGAGTTCTCATGGATAGAAAATGCCATGCCTATCGGGTTTGGCAACATTAAAATTGTTTCTTCTCAAATCTCTATCAAGGATGGCAGCAATAACGCCATTTCGTTTGGTAACACAGTCACTACGCTTACAAACACCAACCTTGGTTTGTCTGACTATTTATTGGCCTTCCAAGAAGATGGTCGAGGACAGTATGTTGTCATAGATACAGGCACTGTAGGCAATGTAGGTGTGACAGGCACATTCTCTTCTGCAAACGTATCTATTGCACAGTGGAAGAATGAAGAAGTATTTATAGGTGACCCCAACAAAGGACTCTTTACTTGGGATGGCACTGACTTACTTAATGTTGGTGGTGTAGGTCAAATAGGAATTACAAACAGGGGTTCAGGCTATGCCTCTGCGCCAGCAGTCACTATCTCTGCACCTAATCAAACAAATGGCACACAGGCCACAGCAGAAGCAACAATCACTGCAAATGCCGTATCCTCTATTTCTATCACTGAGGGTGGTAGTGGATATACCGCTTCACCAACAGTGACCATCACAGGTGGAGGTGGTAGCGGTGCTACTGCTATTGCCGAAATTCTTACATTTACAAAAGGTGCGCTGTTTATACAAGTTACTAACAGTGGTTCTGGTTACAACCCTGCTTCTCCCCCTGCTGTTACTATTTCTGGTGGAGGTGGAGCGAATGCCGCTGCTACCGCTATCGTGTTTGGCAATGCAGTAATACAAGTCATCATGTCAAATGTGGGTAACAACTTCACAAGTGCGCCTACAGTCACGATAGCTGCTCCACCGACTCCCACTAGCAACGCAAATGCCACGGTAATTGGTGTACCCAATCTAGAAGAAATAGTTAGCGTTTCTACTTTTTCTGGTCGTGTGTGGGTGGCTACAGGTCGTACAGTTACTTTTTCTTCTTCTACTAGTCCTACTGATTTCACTTCTCTTTCTGCGGGTGCAGAGACAATTACAGACTCTACCTTGCGTGGCAACATACAAAATATGGTGTCTGCCAACAACTTTCTGTACATTTTTGGACAAGACAGCATCAACGTATTTTCTGATGTCAGGATTACAAGCGCAGGGGATACCCTATTCACAAACACAAACGTGTCTGCGTCTGTAGGTAGTAAGCTGAAATATGCTGTATTCCCTTACTTCCGCTCTGTGTTGTTTATGAATAACTACGGGGTGTACGCCCTAGTTGGTTCAACAACAAGCAAAATTTCTGACCAGCTGGACGGTATTTTTCCCTACATAGATTTCACCAAGCCTGTCACTGCGGGTCAAGTCTTGCTCAACAACATCTTGTGTGCGGCATTTAACTTCTACCTCAACGCAAGTTTTCCTACCACCACGGGAGACAGGTTTATACAGTGTGTATTTTTTGAGAAGAAGTGGTTTATTACTAGCCAGGGTGCATTGCGGTATGTGTCTTCTGCTGCTGTTGGTGGGTTGATTAATTTGTACGGGGTAACAGATACGGCTCTTTTTAAGCTGTACGGGGATGCAACTGCAAATATCTCTTCTGAGATACAGACATCTTTGTCTCCTATGAAAGACCCTATTCGCACTAAACAAGCCTTGAAGTTTGGCGTAGAAGCCACATTGACAAGTCCAGCAACTTTCAGTGTCACAGTTGACAGTGAATCTGCCAGTAGCCCTGTATATACATTGACAAATACAGGTATTGAGTGGATAAATAATTTTCAAGACATTGTTACATGGACAAACAATTTTTCACAAGTTATTCCTTGGGTGACTTCTAAGGGATACAACTTGTACAAGTCAGATGCACAACAGTACGGCAAATATTTGGGGTTAACCATCACTTCCAACAATGCCGCTTTTATTATTAATACGATTGAGTTTGAACACGAATTGAGAGTGAGGTTCTAAATGGCAGTTCCGTATACTTTTGCAACCGCTACAGGTTCTTTGCCGCTGTCTCAACTTGACAGCAATTTTTCTACCGCTATTACTATAGGTAATACGTCTGTTGTGCTTGGTGACACTATCACCACGGTCAACAATCTAAGCCTTGCTAACGTAGCCATTACAAGCGTAGCCACACAGTTTCCTAACGGGTACTTGGCAAATAGCAATGTCATTGTAGGTACAACCACACTGACGTTGGGTTCGACTGTCAGCACCATCAGTGGATTGACTCTTTCCAACGTAACTATCAGTAGCGGTAATGTGACCATCTCTAACGTCACTACAACCAATGTTTCTGCTACAACTGCAAACATCAGTGGCACAGCAAATGTATCCACTCTTGCTGTTGTAATTAACGCAACTATTGGCGGTAATGCTACTGTTACTGGTAATGTGGGTATAGGTACTAGTTCGCCAGCAGGTAACTTGCAAATATCAGGTTCGGGTGATAGGTCGTTGCTTGTTACAGGCGGAATTTCGGGGACAGTTTCTGTCCAACTTGGCGACTCTGCCGCCGCTGGACAAGGCGGTATGTCATACGACAATGCTGTGGATGCACTCTTTTTAAAGTCTGCTGGCTCAGAACGTATGCGTATCGACTCCAGCGGTAATGTGGGAATTGGTGGTATATCTACTATAAACGCTAAACTTGAAATTGCTACAAACAACAATGCTGGACTAGCATTAAATACGCTTCGTTTTACTGACACAGATACCGCAATTAACTTAGGGCAAGAAATTGGCTCTGTTGAGTTTTACACCTCAGATGCAACAAATGTTGGCGTAGCGTCAAAAATCATGGCTGTTTCTGAGGGTAGCAGCGGAGTGTTAGGGCTGACCTTTTCTACTGGTTCATCTGCTAGTATTACTGAACGTATGCGTATCGACTCCAGCGGTAACGTGGGTCTAGGTGGTGTTACGCCTGCTGCTTGGGGCAGCAGCTTTAAAGCACTGCAAATAAACTACAGCGCGATATGGGGAAATCCTGCAAACACCACAATTAGATTTAGCACAAACACCTATAACAATGGAACAAACTTTATATATTTAACCAGCAACTTTGCTACTTATTACGCACAAGATAGTGGTACTCACGCTTGGTTCAACGCCCCATCTGGCACAGCAGCAACAACCGCTACCTTCACCCAAGCAATGACGCTGGATGCGTCTGGTCGGCTTGGTATTGGGGTTACTTCTCCAACAAGAACGCTTGACATTTCAGCCGCTTCAGCCACTGTATTCCTTGTTTCATCAACGGGAACAAACCGAGCTTATTACGCTGCTTCAAATACTGGCGGCGGCGTTTACCTTGGTCGTGAAAGCTCTACGGGGTCTACCTTTGGCACTACAGCATATGCCAGCGCTGTGTGGTCTGAGGGCGCATATCCACTAGTGTTTGCCACCAACGACAACGAACGAGCGCAAATTGACGCAGGTGGCAATCTGCAAATGCAAGATGGCGCAGTCATGCCCTATGCGCCTACCCCTGTGTCCCTCAATGTAGCAGCTACGCTGACTAACGCCAACATCCAAACGCAAATAATTAACACTACGGGTACTACTTTTACGTTGACAATGCCTCTGGGAACAACACTGGAAACGCTGGCAACATGGGCGTATACAAACAGTGGGTATGACTTCTATGTTGTCAATACAGCCTCTGGCACAATCACAATAGCTGTAAACACAGGCGTTACATCATTGGGCGGCTTAACCATAGCAACAGGCGTATCCGCACAATTCCGAATCCGCAGAACAGCGGCAAACACTTTTGTTCTTTATCGTTTAGGTTAATCAGGGGTAATCATGGCAACAATCTGGAAAATTATACAAACAGACTACCTAGTCTCTGACGGTTTTATAACAACCGCCCACTGGACTGCCACAGCAGTAGATGAAAACTTTTCCGCTTCTGTTTACAACACTTGTGGCTTTGCTATTGCTACGCCAACCATTCCCTATGCCAGCGTCACAGAAGCAGAAGTGCTTGATTGGATATGGGCTAATGGCGTGGATAAAGACACAGTAGAAGCAAGTCTTGCAAGTCAGATTGCATTGCAAAAGAATCCAGTAACCGCAACAGGAGTGCCTTGGTAATGGACAACCAGCAGATATTTAATGCCGTAGTCAGCATTGCTGGTTTTCTTGCTGTCTTTGTGTTCAACAACATCACAAAGCAGATTCAACGTATAGAGGACAAGATAAATGAACTTCCTAAAGAGTATGTGGCAAAAAATGATTATCGTTCTGACATCACTGAAATCAAAAGTATCCTCAAACAAATCTTCGACAAGTTAGACAACAAGGCCGACAAATGAATATGGATATTCTTTCCTACGTAAAGTTCGGTGACAAGGACGGACTGGGAGAGTTTTTGTTTGAAAACGGGATGCAGCATCAATTGTTTTATGACATTCTTGGAGACAATGGTATTGCTGTTCAGAAGTATCCGCTAACAGATGCTGACTACGAAAACTTAGATGATTGGTTGTTTGTACACAATCAAGAGCATCAGAGGTTTGCAAGCATCTTAGGTTTGGATAATCCGTTTCAGTTGTTGGACAGTGATTGGAATGTGGAAGATGACTTTTACGATTGGATTGGTGTCCATCAATCTATTCATCAACAAATAGCTTCGGCTTTAGGAGTTTGATATGGCCACGTTACCTGTAATAGAAAAACTAGCAACAGGTGCTGGATATACAGTAGAACAAGTAAAAGCTGTTCCAGGTTTATCAAATAGAACGCTGGAAATTTCAAATCGTGCAACTGAAATAGGGTCAGTTGCTATTTCTCAAGCGTCTACTTTTTTAAAACAGGCGATGAAAGACCCTGTAACTTTTGTAAAAAATGGTTTGTACTTAGATATTTTAAACGGTGCAAAAATAAATTCTTATGATGGGTATAACACTGCAATTTCATATTTAAAAAATAATGGTGTTTCACCACTTGAAATTAAATCTTTAACTTTAAGCACGATTAACACAATAAATCAAGATTTACTAAAAAAACAAAGTAAACCTTCTTGGTTTGACCAGACAATTCAAGTAGGAACAGGTATAGCTTTAACTTTTATGCTTCCTCAATTGGGAAACTCTTTAGGAGCAAGTTTATTATCTAGCGGTGTTCTTGCGGCAGGTACAACTGCTGCTACAGCTACTGCTATAGGAACAGCAATGGCTTCTATTGCCGTTCAAACTGCACAAGGTGTACCTTTAGAAGATGCTATTAAGAATGCTGGTGTTAATCTTATTGTGCAAACAGGGGCAACTTCTGCGGCAACACAACTTAATGATGTCATTAAAAATCCTGCGGTAACAGATGCTCTTGTTTCTGCTGGTGCTTCTGCAATAAGGACTGCGGCTGCGGGTGGTTCAACAGAAGATATGCAGAATAACATTCTTGGTGCTATTGTTGGCTCTGCAACCACTTCCGCAACAGGTGACAATATTGCTGGCAGTACCGTAGGTGGTGCTGTTACTGGTGGTGTTATTGGTGCTTTGTCTGGTGCTGCTAGTGCGCTTGGTACAGATGCGGCAAGAGATACAAGCACAACAACTGGAACAAGTGCAGACCCTGGAGTTAAGGTTGCTGGTGGAGATGATGCAACCGCATTAAATATGGCAAGTATTTCTGCTATGCCAGAAATGCTTGGTAAAGCAGGTGAAACAGCAAGCCCTATTACCCCATACACAGAAGAAGGCGTAACTTTTTACGAAAGAACAATTACGGGTACAACTCCAGATGGAAAACCGTATTCGTACATTGCTACTTATGACCCTACAGCACCTACAAATCAACAAGTTACATACCTAACAGGCTCTGGTCCTACAGCAACAACAACAGCATCAGCAACAGCAACAACTGTTCGTCCTAATTTTTCTACAACAGACACTACAACCTCAGGCGGGTACACACCAACAATAACAACAACTCCATTAAATGTTGTTAATACTAGTGGCACATCAACTACAGGTGGTACAGATAAAGCTATTCTTGATTTAATATCAGGCACTGGTGCAGTCACTGGTGCAAGTACAGGTGCTACAACGGGCACAGGAATAAGCGCGGGTACAGGCACGGGTACAGGTACAACCGTAGATACGACAGGAACTACAGGTACAACCGCAGGTACTGGCACAGGTGCAAGTACAGGTGCTACAACGGGTGCAACTACAAATACGGGTGCAGTTACTGGTGCTACAACAGGTACAGGCACAGGAACAGGTTTAACAGATACAACCACAACAGGAACAACTACAACAACTGATGCTGGTACTAATACAGACAAAGTTATTCTTGATTTAATATCAGGAACAACTACTGGTGGTGGCCCAACAACTGATGCTGGTACAGGAAGCACTGCTGTTGATACGGGTGTTGGAGTAGTCACAACTCCTGTTACAGACACAACAGGAACAGGTACGGAAGCAACCACAGGGTTACCCGATACTACGGGTACAACAACTACAACTGTTGGAACTAACACTGGAGCGGGTGCAGGTGCTGGCACTGGTACAGACAAAGCTATTCTTGACTTAATATCTACTGATAAAACTACAGGTACAGGAACAGCTACTGATACAGGTACAGGAACTACTGCTGTTGACACAGGTACAAGTACTGATGCAAGTACTGGTGCAATTACGGATGCAGCAACAGATACAACAGATACAACAACAGAAGAACCGACACCTGTAGATGCTGGAGAAGAAGAATTGCCCCCAGAAGAGGTAGAAACTGAAGCAACAACACCTACAGACAAATACAAGCCAAAATTGTTTATCTACGGTGGTACAACCCCGTCTACCCTGTCTCAATCCTTGGGTACAGGTGATACGT